CTCTCATGATCCTCGACAACCTCGGACTCTCAGCAGCCGAAATCAAGGACAAGATGAAAGATACGGGCGACATGACCAAAGCCGTCGGAGCCATCATTCGCGAACAGATGGCCAAGGCAGGCGACTATGTGGAGACAGCAGCCGACCGTGCTGCACAAGCCAACGTCACCCTCCAGAACAAGATGGAGGAACTTGGTCGCAAGTTCGCTCCACTCCAGGAGGCCAGCAATAGCCTATGGACTTCGATGAAGATAGGCATCCTTGATGTCATCGGTGGTCCGCTAACTGACCTTCTGAATAAATTGACAGAGGCAGGTCGCCTGAGAAATGCTTTGAACAACATCAATGGTGATGGAACAAAGGGGAATACACAGGTCTCCAACAAACTGAAGCAGTTGCAAGCTGCCAAGAACTCAGGTGCCAGCCAGTACATTCTGAACACCATGCAGAGTGGTGTCGTCGAAGGATATAATCGCCAAATCAATGAACGCGAGCAAGCAATCAAAGACTGGAAATCATGGAGAAGCGGCAATCGTTCTGAAGGACTTCAGCAGCGCGTAGGACAGTGGCGTGACAAGTATGGTACCGATGTCAACAGCATCAAGGCCGAAGCTGATGCCTATCGCGCCATGATTGCCGAATACCGCAAAGGTGCAAAGGACATTATGACACCATTCACAGTTGATGTTAAGCCCACCAAGCCAACCAATCCCACCAAGACAACCAAAGAGGACATCCAATATGCCGACGACAGCATCATGGCACAGGAGAAGCTCATCAGCGACCTCACCCAGAAGTGGAAGACCGCCAGCGGTGAACTGCGTGACGGCTACCTGAAAGACCTTGAAGATGCACAGAAGAAGCTGGCCGAGATGACGGGGAAGTCGAAGGTGAAGACCGACGGTGCACCGACCTTCACTGCGGCACAGCTGGAGGGTATGTCGTTCGACAACCAGACGCCGACCCTTCGCGGCAATAATGGCAGGGCACAGGACAAGCTCGACCTCGCCACCGCCGCATTCGCAACAGGTGGAATCAGCAACATAGACTTCAGCACCTACATCAGCGGCATCAAGAATGCACTGAGCAATGCCAACCTCGGCGACGAGCTCTACAACAAAATGACGGAGAAGCTGAAGGATGCGACCACCGTCAGCACGCTGTTGCAAGAGATGATGGAGCGCGGACTGGCTGGTGCCGACCTCGAAACCACCGCACAGGCTCTGAAGGAGAAGCTGCTTTCGCCGGAGGGCATCGACCAGACGGCCATCCAGTCGTTCCTCGACGAGCTGAACAAGCAGATAGAAGAAGCTGGCGGCGTAGGACTGAAGCTGAACGCAGACACCGGAGAGGTGACCGACGACAAAGACAAGGACAAGGGTGATGGCGAAGATCTGAAGAAATTCAACGAGGGCATCGGCAAACTGTCTGGCGGGCTGTCGCAGGTGACTGGTGGACTGAAGGCCGTAGGCGTAGAAATACCCAAGGAGGTAGACCAGGTGATTGGCGTCGTCAACGGTGTCAGCCAGATAATATCGGGCGTGGGCACCATCATCAGCATTTTCAGTACATCAGCGATAACCGCCAATACCACGGCGGTAGGCCTGAACACCGCAGCCATAGCGGGACTGATAGCAGCCATTGAGGTCAACACAGCAACGAACTTCATCCCGTTCTTGGCCAACGGCGGTATCGTTCCCGCCTTCGCGCATGGTGGGCTGATAGGCCGTGCTGCTGGCGGTCTGATGATACCGGGCAACTCGATGAGCGGTGACCGCCTGCGTCTGCCCGTCGATGGCGGTCGTGGTATGATCGGTGTCAACAGCGGCGAACTCATCCTAAATAAAAGCAGTCAGAACTCGTTGGCCGCAAGCCTGCTGAACGCCGAGGCACTGATAGGCTCCATCAAGGACTACTCCGTCTCACTTGGAAACGCCCAGCAGGGCATGATCGCAGATGCTCTCGAAGGTGGAGGTTCGCAGATAATCGACATCGACTGGGTAATGCGTGGTGAGGATATGCGTGCCGTGATCAACAACAACGGACGTCGTACAGGTCGCGGCGAAATTGTTCAATCAAGAAGAAACAGGAGTTAGACTATGGCAAAAGTACTTTGGCAAATACCTTTCAAGTCGTTTAACGGCGTAACGTGTCGTATTGACATCTACGACCCGACAGTTCCTGAGTCGGTACCAATCAGCCCTATGACTTACCATGGTGGCGAGGACCCGTTCTACGTTCAAGAGCGAGACTGTGACGACCTGCTGAACGATGTGCTGTGCTACCACACAGGATATATCCGTATAGTTGACACGGGAAACATGTACACACAAAACATCTGGCCGAAGAACATCACGGACAGACCTGTCAAGGTGTACTATGGTTCTACGTTGGTGTTCAACGGCTACATACAACCGCAGGACTTTTCGGACGAATTAGTGCCAAATCCAAAAAAGATAGAGTTCCCCATCATCAGCACGCTGGGAGTATTCCAAAACATCAATGTAAATCCAAACACATGGGCGTGGGTGCCTGCAAAGGTAAAGACGCTTGGCGAGATACTGGACGAGATACTGAGCCATACATCATACCACGCTTATGAGCGGGTGTATCTGCCGAATATCACCGAAGCATCACTTGGCAAGAAGATATGCACATCACTCATGACACCATGGAATAACGACTACCACCCCAGCCGTATAGACAGCATAAGAAACCTGTTCGATCCTCATCCTTATTCATATTTCATTGAGTGCATTTGCAAGGCATTCGGGTGGGTATGTCACGACACACCAACAGCACTCGTCTTCACGGCGTTTGATTATCAGGATAACTATATATATTATCCAGTTGGTCATATAGGAGATGGAAACTACAAGGTGACAGACTCAACGCCGGTTGCCGCCATAGACTTGGAAGACTATTTCTCTAATGCTGACGACAGAGGAAACAGGGAAACGCTGCTACCTGAGACTGGCATTGAGATAGATTATGGTGGTGATGATTTCTCACAGGATTTCAGCTTTGACCATGTGAAATACGAAGATGTCATCACACACCCTGAATGGCTGGCAACGGATGGCGATCAATATAGTCTGTGTATATTCAGCCCGGTATTGGGTCTTTACGAGTACAGCTCAATGTCATCTCCTTCATTCGACAGCAGCGGAAAGATACCGGTTGGTACGTATCTCGTTGCATGGACTACCTACAAAGGTATTCTTGTCAGCATGTCAGGACTATGGAACAGAGGACACCAGGTCGCATACGTCAGGTTCTACATGAAGCGACCGTCAAGTGCCGGATGGAGGGTGAAGCTCGACGTATTGTATAACAGCAACGGCAGAATATACCAGATGGAAAGTCACGATGCTGACTCGTTGGTACGTGGTGTGGCTTACCTGAACGATGATTATATAGAGGTAAGAATTTCCACAAACAACACATTTAGCAATTATGAGCTTGTGCTTATCTACGGCATACACCTGGAATGTCTGATGGACGAGGAGCCATACTCAGAATACCGATATCTGCCGAAAGATGCGCCAGACAAGTTGCCATCAGACGTTGCATATCCTTCAATATCGAATAGCGTAGATATGCCAATATCACTCTATCGAAACAATACGAACATGATAGGAAACACGTTACTCACTACAAAGATAACGGAGTACCCATACATGTTCCAGCCGCGTCAGAAAATAAAACAACGATTCAGACTGATTGAAGAACCTGTACTGCCATATACCAGACTGTACAACTATCTCGACAAGAAATGGCGAATTGTTGGCCGTGAGTTCCACCCGTGGGACGACGAATACGTTCTGACGTTACAACACAGTTCAGTTCTGACATCTCTACCCTAACGAATAAATACAGATTATGAAAAAGGAAATTTTCTCATTCTTGATCCTGGCACTCTACATTCTGGGTGCCATCGGAGGCTTCGGTTACGCTTGCTACAGCGGTGCCTACCTGATAGCCGTTGCAGTCGTCGCTCTGGCGGTCATGGCGTGGCCGACCGCATGGAAGTGTTTCAAAGGGCTATTCATGTAAAGAGAAAAGCGAAGGAATCACCCCTTCGCTTTTTTCTTTTTCTTCAGCTTCTCCGCCACCATATCGAAGTCGTCATACACGTCTTTTGCCAACACCTTCGCATAGCGTTGCGTCTGTGTGATATTAGTGTGGCCCATCATGCGGCTGACATTCTCAATCTTAGCACCATTCGACAGCATCCAGGTGCCAAAGGTATGACGGCCCATGTGCGAGTGCAGGCGTTCAATACCGATTACCATACCAATAGCCTTCAACAGCTGGTTGTACTTTTGATTGTTCATGATGGGCACATGCCAGTCGTACTTCTTCAGAACCTCCACCACAGGTGGCAGCAGCATCGAGACATAAGGCACGCCCGTCTTCACACGCTCACCTATGATTTTCCACTTACCATCGACCTCACGATACTGCGTAGCGTCAAATCGCTGCGTGTCAACGTAGGCCAGCCCCGTGTACATCTGGAATATGAACAGGTCGCGGGCCATATCCACCTGACTGCCTGGCACCGGATCAATATCCAGTATCTTCTGCATCTGATCCTCAGTCAGATATTCCGTCGTCTCTCGCTTGCTATGTTTGAACTCACCACGCAGCCGGTCATAGGGGTTCGCCTGTATCTTTCCCATCTTCAGCGCACGGTTGAGCATAGCCCGCAGGCTCTTATGGTATGCCGACACGCCCGTGTCACCCATCTTTCGTGGTTTCATGCCAGCATTCAGCTGGTTCTCCGACAAATGAACATCCTGCTGGTGCAACCATGTGTCGAAGTCGTAGATAGCTTCCACCGACAAATCCTGCCAGCGCATAATCTTTCCGTATTCCAGCATCTTATTGCACAGCGTGTAATACTTCATCCTGGTACTCTTACTGACGCTCAGCAGCTTTGCACGTTCCTTGATCCAATCAATCAGTGACGTATCGTCACCACCATCCTGAGCCACGCCAAGGCTCCACACCTTGCGCCTGATGTCCGCCACGTCAATCTCGCGGCGTTCATCCAGGCACTTGTTCACCTCCTGCTCCACGAACGCCGTCACAGCCTTCAAACGATTATTCAGGATGTCCGCATCGTTCGTGTCCTTGGTGTCCTTAATCGTGCCAGCCACGAACCTATTCTTACACACGCGCACGCCCGTGTTTATGTAATAAGGTTTACGATTCACCGTCACGCGCACCTCGACGGGGCCTTCCTCACCCTTCGGAGTGCGTGCTCTGTGGTCATATACTAAACTTAATGTAATCATGTCCTATTGGTTTTTATCTGTTATTTGTACTTTGTTTCCCCATTCCCCGTCGATTTGGGGAAACAGCGGGGAAACATTTGGCATATTTTTCACACCTATTTCCACCAATATCCACCGATTTCCACTTCCGTTCATTTTTCAGTCTATCGTCCGAAACCTTCACGCCAACTGGGATTGCACCTATTTACGCCACTTCCCCACTTTTGAAGATGTGGAGCTGGAGGGAAATGAATAGATATTTGGGGACATCTTTATTTATGGGCCTCGCAAGCTATTCATTAACGTTTATTTTTTATTTTGGGGAAACATTTGGACGTAAAATATAACAGTCGGAGAAGAAGATACCGTTTCTCTTTCCGATGTAGAAGAAGCAGTGGCATGGAAGATTGGTGACTTTGCGCACTTCATCTGTCATGTCTTTTGGGACGTAGCCGACATGGTGACCATCGGCAGTGAGTACCTTGATGGCGTTTGGATCATAGTGGTTTGTTGGTTCTGATTCCAGAACTCCAACAGATTCGCCAAGATATTCGTCAATGCTGTCACGATACTCAATGCCTGCTATATTAAATCTTACCATATCAAAATGGTTGTAGTCCTTTGGCCATACCGTAACATGGTAGCCTTTGTCCTTGATGCAGAAGTACTGGAGTTCCTGGACGGGTGCGTCAGAATCACAACCACCGACGACGACTTTCACTTTTTGCTTTGTGATGGGATTACCATTCTCGTCCAGTAGGTCGAAGTGGGCTGGGTGTGATGGTGTCTCAGATTGTTTCTGAGTTTCTTCGTGGTTGCCGTTTGACAGGTAGTAGATGTAGTACGCTACGGCGGCAATGATGGCGACGATAATGATTGTTGTCATAGGTTTTATATTTATTGGTTAAACATTACTACGTGGACGTTCACCTTCATCAGCAACTCCGACAGAAAATGGCCAGTGCTCGATGTCTGGCGTAGAAACTGCGGCAAGTTGACGCTCCAGCGCGACGATGCGAGCCTCCTTTTCTTTGATGATGGTGTCTTTGTCTGCGATTGTTAGTTCAAGACGGGCAATTTGTGCTTTCTGACTTTCTATGGTGGCATCTTTTTCTGCTAACCGTTCTTCCATTTCGATTTCCTTTTTCTTCAGGTCATCAGTCAGACGGTTGGCGAGCTGAACGTATGCGGATATGGCTGCGTTGTGCTCGCTGGCGGGATCGATATAAGTATGTGGCTGCTGAGCGGAAGGTGACTGCTGAACGGTCACCGATTCGCTTTCACCGCGCAGGTAAGCGGGGTCTATGTCGCGGAACTTGGAAACGAGCTTGCGGATGGTCTCAGGCGAAGGCTGACGCACCTTATTATTAAGTATGCGCGATATAGTTGCCTCGTTGATACCAGTCTTCGAGGAAAGCTCTTGCTGATCCACAACCAGGCCTTCAGAATATAGCCAGTCGAGTGCTTTTTTAAAACGTTCGTTTTTTGTCATTGCGCCAAATGTATTAAAAAGTCTTAAAATTTGACACCGTTTTGCACGGGTTTCATTTTTAGTTTGTATATTTGCACCAGAAAGTAAGTAAGTAACTAAAACAACGGGGCAAGAAAATAGCCGTCAGACGGGAGGCCGTCTTTTCAAAGCGGATAACCGCCATATTTGCGAACACTTTGTGAGGGTGTCGGATTGCAAATATACGGCTTTTTCTGCCAAGTTGTTACAAAGTAAGTAAACTATTAAGTAATTTTAATAAACTATGATTAAGGGAAAAGTTGGCAGAAATGACTGGAAATCGCTGAAAGTCGGCGAGACTGGTGTGTTCACTCTCCCCGATGAGAGGGCTGTTGAGTCTGCTCGCGTGGCAGCTCAGGATGTGAAGAAATTCGAGCATTATGAGTTCGAGCGCATCAAGGTGGCAGAGCCCTTGACGATTGCTTACAAACGTATCAAGTAAGTTATGACAAGGGACGAGCTAAACGAACTGAAGATGGTGGTACGTCGGGCGGTGGAAGAAGAGCGCGAGATGTACGACGAGGTGTGGTTGACGGAGAAGCAGTTGCTGGAGCAGTTCGGGATGTTTACTCATGACTGGCTGAAGAAGTACGGCCACTGCCTGCAACCTGCCAGGGCAATCGTGGTGGATGAGCAGGGCGTGGAGCATCCGACACAGGGATGGGCTTATCCGAAACATAAGATTCAGAGGATGATTGCATCAGGCGAGATCACGAAACTGAGATGCAGAGTGGTGAGACTTGACCAGCAGGCGACAGTCAGGGTTAAGGTCGCTATGGCATAGCGACATGCAGAACGAGGAAGGTTGGCTGAGTCAGGTTGAAAGCACCGCACCGCTAACGCGGCTGTCAGAAATGGCACGGGGGTTCGAATCCCCCACCTTCCGCACATGAAAGGAGAATTGGTCTTTGACATCGTGGACACTGGTGAAAGCCAGGATAAATAAAGAAATGAGGGGTACCCACGCGATGGTTAGTAGACAACCGAAATCCATTGGCACGCACAAAGGCCGTGAGGCAGACGACGGGACGGACCCCAAAAGAGGTGGGACTGGTGCTCAGGCTGAGAGACCCTGCTGAGTATAGTTGTCGAGTGGCAACAGCGAAGGGGAGAGAGCCATTAGGAGACTGCGGTAATGACCGTTGGAGCATTAAGCCACTTCAAGACGTGTAAGGCATTAATGCGGCCATCTTTCCTTGCGACAAAACCGCAAGGCACACTACAAGGAAAGATGAGTGATTACCCAAGCCACTAACGCAGAGGGGTGTCTTATTGAAAACAATCTAAAACAACAAAATCATGAAAGAGAAATTTTTAGCATGGTGGCAGAAGAACAACATGACGTTCAGTGCCATTACAGGTGAGTCGTTCACAAATGGTCAAGTAATTTTGACACACATCGGACTGGTGGTATTTCTGATAGTGGCCATAGCTGCTGGTAATTGATAACAGTGGTCGCTATGGCATAGCGACAAACTAAACAAGAAGAGAGCGTATGACGTACGAGGAACTACAGCAGAAGATTGCGGATGTGGAGAGTATGATTGACGTGCGTTTCGCTGGAGCGATGGAGGCATACCACACCTATTATATGGATTGCATCAACAACAAGAAGGTAGTTGTCAAGCCACGACCAGAGCGTAGTCAGTTCGAGCATCAGGCAATGAAGACAATCGACCGGCTGAAGAAGGACTTTGCGATGCAAAACAGTCCTGCTGATGTAGGAGATGTGATCAAGACAGAGAAGTATATCATGAGGGTTGAACGGATAGAGGCTGCTGCCTTTGAATATCCTACCCTGCAATTCTATGGGACATACCTGAAGCAGAACGGCGAGCCGTTTGCGCGAC